TGAGGTCCTCCTCTGAGACAGCACCAACCGGGGACAGGTAACCAGGTGGAATGCTGTTGTTGCCAAAGAATTTTGCACCATACTTCTCAGAGGCGATTGCGAGACCTACGCTATTTCTAGCCTGCCCAATCGGAGACAACCCTTTCAGGCCATCCCAGGAGAAGAGTGGAAAGTGAAGCATGTCAGCAGAAGCAATGATTCGACTCTGACCACTCGTGACACCAACAGTAGTCTTGTACGCAAGCTTGCCATTGGGTAGGCGCACTGGCTCAGTCATGCGAGGGTCGAGCGGATATAAACCGACTATAGCTCCCTGGGCACTCCTGAGCAGTTCTGCGTAGCTGTTGCCCTGGAGCGCCATACCTCCAGCCAGACTTTCCCACATTACCGGAGCACTCATTTCCCCATTGGGGGACACAGACAACATTCGGTGAATCGGGTTGTTAATGGCCTCTTCTCTGCCCTTCGGAAGCCTCTTGTACAACCTGATCGTCATAGAGCCAACGGATTCAGCGATCACGCGCACGGCGGCGTATACAGTGACGTGCTGGAGCGCGATACTTTCATTGATAGGCTCACCTGAAGACGTGCCGTGTGTATTACTCAGCACATCCCAGGCGGCGGAAAAAAGACCAGCGGGATTAAGCGAGTTGCGCTTCTCATCCCGGCGAAATGGGTTTCGTAATTTCAAGGTGTCTCCGTTACAAGAAAAAAGGCAGGAAGGACGATGTTTTCTTTGGAATTAGTAATGTTGTTGGCCTGAGCGCCATGAGGGCGGCAACTAAGCCGTCAATTTTCTTATCCGCACTGGCCTTGTCAGGGGTGATGACTTCGTTCTTGTACCGGTGCACGACCGTGTTGGAGACGCACCAGGTCATCACCGGATTGCCGTCGTGGTGCAACGTGCCATCCATGACCAATGCTTCCAGGGTTTTCATTGGCTCAGACTGATACTTCCAGGTCTGCTGCAACTCAACACAGGTCAAACCCTCATCTATGAGAGAAGCAATCAGCTGTCCTGCCCCATAGGGGTCGTGGCCAACCTCACGCAAGTCAAACCGTTTCGCATCCTCATTGATTTGCTCTCGCATCTCAACATGGGTGTTGACGGAGCCAGGCGTAGCCTGCATATAGTCCAGGTCTGTCCACTGTTTGTAGTGACCATTTGCATGGTTGTCTATTTGGGCGGCGGGAAGATAGAAGCGTGGGAACAGGTAATAGTGCTGCTTACCTTCCAGCTCACGCATAAAGAGCAGGACGTAAGCAGTCAGGTCCAGCTTGTTTGCGAGATCCAGGCCAGCCCAGCACGTTTCACCCAGAAAGTCTTCGATGTTCAGATTTGAATCTGCACAGGCTTTCCATTTGTCCATGTCCATCCATCCGACAGCGGATGCACACCAGACGTTGAAATGTTTAGTCTTTGTTGAGGTCTGCAGTCGGATTGTCTGGATAGCCTTCTGCTGCTGTTCCTTGAGGTACTCGACGCCTACGCTAACACCTATGTTGGGGTTCGCTTTGTAGATTGCAGATTCATCCTGCCAGTTATCACCAAGGTCCAGTCCATACATCAGAGCAAATAGTTGATCGTCTTCCTTGATTCCCTCAAGTACGTCTATAGCGTCATCCTGCATCAGCTTGGCCGGTCCTGCTGAGTTGTAACCGGAAGTCGTAGTGACCCAGATGAGAGGCTGCAGCCTTGCTCCCATGCCTGTCTGCATCGTCGTCAACAGATGATCGTTAGACCATTCGTGGCTTTCATCCAACAGAGCACATGACGGGGAAGATCCATCTGGAGGCTGTCCGATGGTTGCCTGCATCCGTGACTCTGTGGCAGGCACAACGATTGCATTAGCGAGGCACTGGACACCCATAGCCTTTAGGCCGGGAGTCTTCCTGATCATTACCTGTGCTGGACGCAGGACGTACTGTGCCTGTACCTCAGTGGTGGCACCGCAGTAAATCTCTGCCTGCTGCTCTTTGTCGAGCAGAAGCATATAGAGCCCTACTACAGCAGAGAGGAAGGATTTTCCATTCTTGCGGGGGACGTAGAGGTAAACGGTCCTGAAGCGTCTGAGATTATTCTTCTTATGGACCCATCCGAACACGCAGCAGAATAGAAACACCTGCCACGGTTCAAGCCTTAGGGTTATACCTTTTCCGCCCCACCTGCCACCCAGGGGGAGCATCTCCGCGAACTTGCAAATCCGTGCTGCCTTTTTAGGACTGTACTTGTATCTGAACTCAGGCTCAGCGACTTTATCCAAGTCCGACAGGTGCCGCTTTGCAGCAAGTACAACTGATCTGCATACTACGATTCGGCCTTCAGCTACATCCTTCGCATACTTGTTGCAAATCTCCGTGAAATCTTTTGCCATCCAATTTCCTGCTATTCATCGTCGTCATCATCCAATAGAGAGGCGAAAGGATTTGCTAACTGTTTGGGCGAGGCAGATAAGCGGTTGCGATCCACTGGGTTCAATCCAATCAATCCCCCGGCTCGAATCATTTGCTTCTGAGCCTCAGAGCTGACCATCAGGGCAGGATTCTTAATCCACTTCTTCTGGCTCATGCTGCCCACAACCTCAAGGACAGTTCCCTCTGTCGCAATCTTCTTTTCCGCAGTTATCCATCTGCTGTAGGCGACGGCGTAGCTACAAAGAATGCTCACATCTGTGGCGTGCAGCAGATCCAGATCCTGCAACGCGCACACTATGCGTCGATATTCTTTCTTTGCTGTCGTGTCGAGCCATGCAGGGGGATTGCCAATTGCACCGGCAGAACTGAAATCAGCATCAGGTTTGATCGGACGATGACCAGGATTTCCAGCAGCCTCTTTGGACGCAGATGTTGTTTGCCTTCTACCGGCCATTTGGATACGTCCTTCTCAAAATTTTGGAATTGAACATGCGAAAATAAAAATGAAGCGGTGGGCTGGTCTTTGTGTTTTCAACAACTTACGGATATATACCCCATATCCACCCTCATGTAACCACCATGCTATCAATCACTTACAGCCGATGTATTTGCAACATAATATGTTACATACATGAACCGATGCTGGTAGGCGGTTGTTACATGCACAAGCGAGTAGGATCATTCGGTGATTGACTCGACTAGAACTATGCTCAAGTGCGGCGTTCGGCATTGTATGAAGTTGCCTGAACACTTATCGCTTTGAGCACAGTTCCGTTTGCATCGTCTTAAACAGAAAAGCTCCCCGTTTGTTCAAGGGAGCTTAGTCTTCATTTGCTTGTCGCAGTCTAAGGTGTCTAATCTCAGCGCGTAATTCACGCTGTCTGTGAATGAACTCACATTGGGTTGATTCATCCGGTGAGCCATTCATGATGCAGATGACAGTCCAGTCGTACTCTGCTCGTAATTGATCTAAAGCTGTCATTCCCTGTAGACCCAAGCGCCCGTTCGGCCCTTCTGCACAATGACTTGCTCAGGAGTCATGGCGATCCGGACGGCGGATTTGGCGAAATGAGCTTTACGTTCCATCTGAAACTGACGGCGATACTCAATGCACTCAGGATGGCCTGCAGTGAGATCCTTGTGATGGATCAGTGACCATGCAGCAGCGGCCTGAGTGAATCGGTCAAGGATTGATGCACTTTCGTTGTACCAGCACAATTTGGCACGAAACACAGAAGCACAATCAGGCGTAGGACCGACAGGCGCATCAGAAGGAATCACGATGCTGCACTTGTCGCAGTGAATGACTAAGCCGGTTGGAAGATTCATTTGTCTCAACTCTTCTTTTAATAGTTATTGGTTACAAGCCTTTAGACGTGTATTGATTGTGGCATTCGACGCAAAGTGAAATAGTGTTGGCTAGGTTCAGGCGCAAATGCGGGTGGGTTGTCACTTTTAGAATGTGATGCACCTGTATAGCAACGCGCACACGATCCTGCTTTAGACAGTCTTGGCAAAGGAAGTGATCACGTTTTAGAGCCTTGTCACGGACACGCTGCCACGCTTTGTCATAACCTCTGGAGTGGGCGCTACCACGATACAAACGATCTGCCTCATGACCCGCACTTTTATGCGCGGCACAGTAACCTGATTCCAACAGCGCCGGACAACCAGTTTTCCTGCATGGCTTCAGTGCGGCGTTAGGCATCTGACTTTATGAGCCCGTCAAGCCGCAACGTCAGGATGACTAACAAAGAGGTCATTGATGACCGAATCCAGGTTGTCACCGAAAACATCTGTTGGATGGTCGATAGCCCAAAGAGTGCTTTCAATGCTGGCTTTTATCTGCGCCTGACTCTGCTCGTTGAAGTTATCGAGTGAGTTCTTCAGGTTTGCGGTTATACTGGCGTCGTTGATCGCGAGAATCGCGTTTTCCATTGATGCTTTGATCTGCGCTGGTTTTTGGTCGTTATAGTTTTCGAATGTATTTCTCAGGCTTGCGATGATGCTCATTTATTTAACTGCTTTCTAGGTGATTTTTACTGAACTCAGGTCATCGAAGATACTGATTGATTCATGCAATGAAACATCCTTAGCAACCAGATAACTCACGTCGTACTTGCTGCGGCGTTTGAAATCAATTAGCCCTGCATCTTTCAGTTCCTGGCGTGCTCCGGGTAAATCTATTGCTGGAATGCCTAAATTCTTTGCTGCTTCCCACTCAGCCAGACTCACCTGGGTTTGAGCAGGTTTTCGGTAATCTTTGTACGCGAGAAAAACATACATCTTCAGGGCGTTGTGACTGAGCGTTTTGAGACGGTCATCAAACATGATTTTCTTTGGTAGATTGAATACACGAAATCGTGGCTTTGGGACAAACGAGGTTTCTGCCACATCATGGGCAAGTTCGATACGGGACTCATTCATTGGTGACTTTCTTCGGATTGGCTACGAAAACTACCGGCATTGCTACCCTGGTGCGAATGGCAGCCTGCGCATTTAGTGACCGGTTGCGATCACGGATTCGCTTGCACTTTGTGCGGAGTTGAGGGCGATCTGCTCCCAAGGGCTTAACGGCCTTGTGCTGAGGTTTTTAGCCAAGGCTGACTCCAAATGCACAAATATGCAGAAAAATGGAGACAAAGGCGAGGCTGCAGCCGATTACAAAAATGGTCATGGTGTGTCTTCTTTAAATTTTGATTTGGTGGAGCGGGTGTGCAGAGTGTGCAGAGGATGGCGGGTTGGGAGTCAGCGGAGCCCCCAGCGTTAAGCCGGGGACCAGGGCAGCTGATACCAATTTGGTTACTGGTGCCTAAAGCAAAACCAGTTATACCCCTTCTACCTATACAGTGGATTTACGATTGGAATAATCTCCCACCACGCTAAAGATAATTAAACTTTGGTAGAAGAGTCTTAGTTACAGGTACTTAGAGACGTTGGTAAGCAGTTAGCCTGTCAATCTTAGAAGCTACTGCCTCCCGCTTTGACTTGATAGCACCCTGTTGCCGTTCGCGGTGCGCTGCCCAATGAATAACATCGGCAGCATCCTGCTCCTCATTCTCGCGAACTGCTCGGATTCGCATCCGTTCAATTCTGTGATTGACCCCACTCAGGGTCAGTCCCAGGATATCGGCAACCTTTTGGTATTTAAAGCCTTCACGCAGGTATTGAACGATTTTCAAGTCAGTCCCTTGAATCCACTCAGGAAAGACGCGGCGGCGCTTCAGTGGCCTTTTGAGTTCAAACACGCCCACGGTGGACACACTACCCGCCTGCTCGAAAATCTCAGGATTTAGGTCTGAATCAACTGTGCCATCCTCGTTTTCACAGTCCACGAACAGCGGTATAAACTTCGCGTTGAACTCCCGACTTTCGTGTATCGTTCGGTGCCCTACCCGGTAACAAATTCGGTTGAGGTAACTGTGAAAATCTCGCACGTCCACGTTTTGTAGAGTTTGGTAGAGTTCCGTCAAAGTCGCTTGCGTGAGGTCGTCGACAGTGCGGTCTGCACATGATTTGTCCCAATGCAGGGAGGCTAGCTTCTTTTTTATGAACACGGTTACCATCGCAAAGAACTCGTCGGTCTTGGATTCAGGATCTGCCACAAACGCTGCATATGCTGCCACTATTTCCGCCTTCTTCTGTTCCTTACGAAGTTGCTCATAGCTCTTGCGTGTTGCCAGTCTGTCCTGGATTGCCTTATGTTCAATTTCACTGCGGGTCATAGCGTTCATGATTTTTTCTGCTTTCTGGATTGGGTGGTTCGGATTGGCTGGTGATAGTGGGGGGCACGCACACTGTGCAAATAGGCTGGA